ATGGTGTCTATGAAACAAAGCAAAGAGTATATAGTGAGAATGGTAAGTCTCCGACACTTACTGCTGGAAATAAAGAACAATACATAGAGACAAGTGACAAGCCCATACAAGTAGGCATAGCAACAGACATCAACGGACATGACATACTTAAGAGAGTCTATAGCGAAGATGGTAAGTCACCTACTGTTAATACCTGTCAAGGTGGCAACAGAGAACCCAAGGTGGTAGTTGATGAGGCCTACTGGCGTAAGCTAACACCCCTAGAATGCGAGAGGTTGCAGACAGTACCCGACAACTACACAGATCATGTCAGTAATTCTCAAAGATTTAAAATGCTAGGCAATGGTTGGACGATTGAAGTAATCAAACATATATTTAAAAACATGGAGAGAGACAATGACTGAATGGCATGGTGGAAAAGGTAGTCGTGATCGCATAAAAGATCGTGATAAATTTAATGAGAACTTTGATAGAATCTTTGGTAAGAATAGAGATAAAGGAGAGAAAAAGAAACAAATGTCCCAAAAGAAAAATGATCCTGGTTGTACAAAAATTATACAAAAACGTACGTGCAATGAAGAAATGGCGAATTGCACACCCCCCTCTGAAAGGTGCATTCCTATGCGATTTAGGTGTCTGTGCGGTTGTGCAGTTGCACATGCCTGCACATACGCACATGCACCTCTGAAAGCCCTAGTTTTACTGGTACGTGCGGTTGTGCGTACGTGCATCTCTATAGAGAACTATAGAAAGGTGTGTATTAACATACACCTTTACTTAGGAGAGATAGTATTCTCTAGTAGAAATCTTGTTAGAATATAGACATGGAAGAGAAAAAAAAATTAACAAAAAAACAGGAAACATTTGTCGACCTTATGGTGTATCAAGATTATAAGCAGACGAAGTGTGCTCATCTTGCGGGCTATGAAAATCCAGGGGTTGCAGCAACGAGGTTGTTGAGTGATCAGCAGTATGCTCATGTGCAAGAGAAGATCATGGAACTCAAAGCTGTGCAAAGAGCTAAGAATGAAATTACTTTTGAAGGCATAGCAACTAAGTTGGGTGAGATAAGAGATGTTGCATTAGCCGATGGAAGTTATGGGCCTGCGGTTACAGCAGAGATTGCAAGAGCTAAACTTGCTGGGCTTATGGTAGATAGGAAAGAGTTGAAGATTCATAAGATAGATAACATGAGTAGGGATCAGCTAGAGAATAGATTGAAAGAATTGGTGTTAGAGAATCAGATTATCTTGGGTACTTCGGAAACTGTAGAAGATGATAAAGATCTTATTGAAGATCAGACTGATCAAGAATAGCTTTGACTCTATCTTCTGCGTCCTTTAACTTGCGTTCGCAATACTTTACGACCTTAGTTCCTTCTTCAAAAGATTGGATTGATTCTTCGAGGGATATGTTTTCTTTTTCTAAGGAGCTGACTAAGTCTTTCAACTTAGCCATGCCTTTTTCAAATGTCATTAACTTACCCTTTGCACACAATATCTTTTAGATGTTGCGTCCTTCCAGAATTGGAACTTGCGATCCTTGAAGTGTGCTGTGTAGAAGTTTGATCTGTATTTGTAGACCTCATCTCTACTTAAACCTGTAATCGTATCTCCGATTAAAAGTTTATCGAGTGCTTGTGTAAATGGTGTTCTAAAGTTTGCTTTCTTTAGTGGCACATCTTTTTCTATTTTAAATCCCATTGTTCTCTCTCCTTTTTTGGTTAAATAATTTTCTTTGCCTTTCGTGTTCATCTCCTTTCATCATGTCAATAAGATCCTCCTCACTATGTGGGCTAGGAATATGCTGCTTATGGTTAGAGTTAGACCATTCAATTACTTGGCTATCATCATTGTATGTAATGGTAAACTGCCAAGGTTTTTTAGGATCTTTCTTTTCGTCAAGGATCATCTTGACTTCTTTACGCCACTTCTCCAGCTTGATAAGTGTGCGTTGTCGTTCTACTTTTAGATCATGTTCTGTCATTAGATACCTCTTTAATAAATGTTTTAGTTTGTTCATTTAAAGAATAATCTCTATCGGAATCTGCATAAGATTCCTCAACTCTCTTGCGTAAATCTTCTTTGCTGTAGTCGTTTAAAACTAAATTGCCTTTTTCTATTTCATTTACTAACGCATTTAATACTAAAGAGTTCCAATAACCCAAACCCTCGCCACTATCAGTAGTAAGATAAATACCCTCGCCCATTACTTTTTTATCAATTTCATTATCTATGCTCATAATAAAATTGTCCCATTCTTTATAACTCATTAGTCATTCTCCTTGTTGATACTTTGTTCTATATATGTTCCCCATTGATCAGCCATGGCCTTAGCAATGCCTGTGTAGAACATACTCCTTTCTTTACCCTTGCCACTACCTATCCACCAAATCCTATGCTTTTCTTTAGGGTGTAGTTTGTCAGTAGCTTCCTTAACATTATCTGTTTCAGTCAGCTTGGGTAAATCTTTTAGCCATAAGCAAGTGCGTTTGTATTCTTTGTGTCCAAACTGATAAGGGTTAATCGTTTGATCTGATTTCCTTATGTAAGATGAGATAACACTTACTGGATTCTCAATGGCTATATGTTTGATTGGAGCTTCCATAAGTTTTTTGACAAACTCAATAGCCTCATCTCTTAAATACATTGGTTTCTTACCCTCAGTAAACCACCTTGCTCCACTAACAGATAGATGAGTACATGGTGGGTGTCCTATCATTAAGTCCCAACCTTGATCCAAGATATCAAAGACATCTCCCTCATAGTGTCTATCTTGTATATCGCTTTCGCATGGTAGTATGTCGCAAGACCAAGCGTCAAAACCTAGTTCAAGGAATGCGTCCCTTACTGTTCCACTATACTCACAAGCAACTAATACTTTTATATTGCTTCTATCCATTGACTACCTCCTCTATCTCAATGACATGAGCAAAGTCATCACACTCAAAACAGTATGCGTCCTTTCCTGCATGGTTAGTAATTGGTTGACCATTCACATCTTCCATAGTCCATGATTGCGTCCTACATTCTTCGCATACGCTTATCATGTTTGGCTTCTTTAGTTCTATGCTTATGAAATCATCTAGGTAATAACCCAGTTCATTCATAAAGGTAAGATTAATTTGCGAGTGTAGATCAAGTAAGTCTTTGGCTTGAATATCGAACTCCAAGCCACCTCTTATTTTTAATATATATGTTTGCATTATTCACCCCTTAGTAATGGTTTTATTTGTATGCTGTTATTTTCTAACTTAGACCAATGCTCTTTGCCCTCTCTTAAAATTGGTTTAAAATCAGAAAGTTCCTCAATGGAGTCAACTTCTACAGTCATATATCTTTTATTTCGTTCAACCCATTCTATTTCAACTTTAATACTCATTAGTCTTGCTCCTTTAAATATTTCTCTCTTAAATCTTCTGTAAATTTAAAAGCGTTTTCTAAATGCTCATGGCCATTAGGAATATTAAACTCCTGTTGTAGTTCTTGTAATGCACAATGTATGCTTTCAAGTTTTGAATGTTCTATATCCATTCTATGCTCCTATATTTATCCAATATCCTGCACTGTAAACATGCAGTCTATATGGTGTTATTTTTTCTTCGACTTCTAAGTGGCTACCACAAAAATAACCAACTGCTTCGTCCATTAGGTCAAAATCTTTCTTCATGATGATTGCTTCTTGTTCATCTTTCCAATGCCATGGCTCAGATTTTTTTCCTAAATTGTTTAGCTTGTAGAGTTTCTGTGCAAGTTTGTTAAACCTTTTAAACCCTACTTCTAATTCATCTCTTGTATATTTCTTCTTTGCCTTTGGCATTTCGTTTACTAAAGTTAGTCCCATTGCTACACTTCCTCAGCGTTTATTTCTTCACGGTCATCTATATGTTCCCATTTAATATCATCACAATTTTCAAGGGCTAAATCTTCTGCTTGTTCCCAATCAGTAGCCATGACAACTGTTTCCTCTACTATTGTTGTGACTCGTCTCACAACAAATTCTTTTAAGTCTTGTTTAGTTATATTCATTTTCGTTCTCCTCATAACATACGCCACAAAGCATTTTATCTTTAGGCACTTGGTTTAAATCTTTGTAGCCATTATCTGCATAATTATTGTTATCAATAATATAATCAGCTTTATAGCCACACTCATTGCAACACCCTCTATCCATTACGCCCTCACTGAATATTCATCTTCACTTAAACCAACTTCAATAGAACCACCATTGGCAATTCTTTCTAGTTGGTCATCTTCTAAATGTAAGTTGAAAGCAAAGTCATCTCTACTTACTAGATATGAATCTTCCCAAACATCTTTGTTATATTTAGGATTGAATCCACTAGCATAGACAACTGTGCTATTAGTTTTTGGTGTCTTATCTTTTGGTGTTTGATAAGCGTTCATTAAATAAATGCCATCATCTTTTACAAGATAGAAAGATTTATCTGTTGTGTATTTATCTCTATAAGCTACTTTGAAATTACTAGCTTTGATAGTTTCCTTAGCCAACTTGACTAAAGACTTGTTAGAATTAAATTTTAATCGTGTCATATTTGTTCTCCTTTTTATTTATGATACTCACTAATTATACTCTTATTGCACACATTTTCAACTATAGACACACACTTTATAAGATAACAGAAGATAAAAAAAACATTAGATAAACACTTATTATTCTCAAAAACCACATCTTACCCACACATTGCCAAAATTTTTGCGTCCTGCTGGGTGTTAATGGATCATAACTTTTTGCGAACCAGCTAAAAATCGGAGCTGATCTTTTTGCGAGCTTGTGCGTCCTAAAGAATTTGCGATCCATTGCGTAAAAAAAAAATCAGACATAAAAAAAGAGGGCCTTGCGGCCCCCTTCAGTGTATCTAAGTTTTGGAGAACTTAAAGTCTATGGATATAGACAAGGCGAATGATACTACCCCGCCTGGAAATTGTAAAGTTTCTCATTCTTCCCCCTTAAAAAAGATCAGAACGCAGATCCCGAATACAGCTCCGCATATAAAAATTGCGACTGCTGGAATGATAGCTACATAATGACCTGTTAATGTGATCGGAACCATGACAGCTAATGCCGCCATGATCCCATTGATAGTTCCGATTTTTAAATCCTTCATTACGCCACCTCTGAACAGTCATACATCATATTACAGATCATGGCCGTGTATGAATCTTCGGGAACTTCTACACTAGCACCATCAAACCAGTCCATATACCAATATTCAGTAAGGTTAGGATAGATCCTGCATTCATCACTAGGCCCACCCCATGAAAACTGAAGTCTATAATATCCAGCGTTTTTACCGTCAGCTTCTACATGATCCCAACTTAACGCTGTTTGATTTACATAATCAAATAGATCCTCATATTCGTGGTAATAGTTGCCTTTGTGTTTATCAACAGCAATCAGAGCTATTTGCTCTCCTTCTGTTGCATCTTCCATTGCTTCAAAAAATTCCGATGCGGCTTTAAAGTCTGCTTCAGTCTCATTGAATTTTTCTTGTACTAGATCAGCACATTTTTTTTCTTGTTCCATTGTTAAGTTCTCCTGCTTTCGCTTATTATTTAACAGCTTTAATTATAGCATTTTACCTACACATTACAAGCACTCAATTATCTGCTGGGGATCTGATCGGATCGGAAACTTGCGGCCTCCTGCGTAGATCAAAAACTTTGCGACCTATTGCGTACTAAAATAAATGTGCGTCCGATTGCGTAGATAAAAATTCCAGGAATAAAAAAAGGGAGCTTCTCAGCTCCCCATGTTAGGCCCCCAGTCCTATTTTAATTTTCCGTCAATAATAATAAAGTCTCTTGACATATCTCTATGACTGACAGAATCCAATACTTCGCCGCCTTTGTCTATCCAAACTTGAACATAAAAAGGTTCTTCATACCAGCCATTATCTTTAGCTACCTTAGACCAAAAATCTCTAGCCTTTTCTACTTTTGATTTAAGACTCATATCGAACCTCTCTCATATTGTTGAAGTGTCTTTTGATTTCAATATCAACTTCGTAAAATGTATCACAAGACATACAATGCCAATCTTCTATTTCACCAGTACAATTGTCTCCAACATAAGTTAAATTATCTTTGCAGCATTTAGGACATTTTTCTATACTCATATTTTACTCCTGATCGGAGAGAGAGGCTTACGCCCCTCTCTTAGTTATAATATTATCAACCTTCATTGAGAATGTAGGTTGTACTTCATAAGATGGTCTATAACTAATTGATATATTAGCCATAGTTTTCTTATAGTTCATGACACATCTAAATCTTTTCTTGTCTTTATCAAGATGTAAATGTGATACTTCGCTCCAATGCTTCATGCTATGTCTAAGACCTAAGCCACTATCTTTCACTATAAGATGTGGCTTGATTTCATTGCGTATTGCATTAAGCAATTGTTTCTGTGCTCTTTGTATTTCTACAAATTCTTGTACATCTTTCGACATACTTTCTAGGTAAGATTTTCTAATGCCTAGTCTTTGGTATAGTTCTAACTGTTGCATTATTTAATTCCCTCTAGTATTTTGGCAACTCTCTCTAATTCTTTTAATGACATCTTGTTAAGAACATCATTGTTAATTAAGTTGCCGTTTTGCCAATCATCAAGAGCATTAATTTGCTCTTGTTCTTTTTCATTTTTATCGAGGTTGTTAAAGTAATCCTCGTTATATGTTTTACTCATATTAAGTTCTCCATTTAGTTAGCAGCTTAATTGCTACCAATCTATATAATAGATTGTATATTATTTTGCACACATTATCTACACTTTACACACATTAATGTAAATTAATTTATGGGACTCTATTGGGTTGAATCTCGTTTTTTGAAGTCGCGTTTTGCTTAGGGGGTACCCCCACATATAGGGGCGTGGCGATTTTTTTTTTGAGTATATAAATAACTATCAACATAAATAATTAGCCTCTAAACCATTTCACCCCCCCTTGCTTTAATTAGGTACCATAATGGGGTACCATATTTCACATGGAGAGAAACATTTTGAGATGCCTGATAAAAAAACTAAACTAGAACACGTACCAGATGCCGCTCTAAAAGAGATGGTCATGATACAAAACCGTCTCAAGCAGATGGAAGTCAGCAATGCTGCACACACAGACTTCATCGAATACGTCAAGCATGTATGGGATGGCTTCATCGAGGGCGAACATCACAAACTCTTCGCCAAGAAGCTAGAAAGCGTAGCCATGGGTAAGACTAAGAGGCTGATCGTGAACATGCCACCCCGTCATACAAAGTCTGAGTTCGCATCTGTATTCTTTCCGAGCTGGATCATGGGCTTGCATCCTGATATGAAAATAATGCAAACTACCCATACGGCAGAATTATCTGCCCGTTTTGGACGTAAGGTTAGAAACCTTATGGATACCGATGAGTACAAACAGATCTTTGAAAAAGTCAGACTCTCAGCAGACAGTAAGTCAGCAGGAAGATGGGAAACCAACCATGGCGGAGAATATTTCGCAGCGGGAGTCGGTGGAGCAATTACGGGTAGAGGTGCTGACCTCCTTATCATTGACGATCCTCATTCGGAAC